TTTGTATTCCTGTAAATCATATCACTACACCACTGCGTCGATGATTCTCGCAAAGCTTGTAGGTTCCAGAACTGCCCATCCAAGGTACAGCTCTGCTCTCAGATAAACCTGGTTGTAACCCTTCAGGTCGTTTCCGGAGTTGTCAGGATCACCATACTCGATGACTTCCATCGGTACTTCCTTTGCGTATCCCCATCTGAATGAGTTGGTGAAGTCTCCGACGATTGCACGGTCCTTCGCGATAACATCAGCATCGGAAACGGTCTTGTTGATATCGATCTTCAGGCCGTTGATTGCTCCTGGATTTCCACCCCAAGCGAGGTCGGGATATAATCTCACGCCATTGATCTTGAGGGCGGCCAGTGCAGCAGACGCGGCAGGAGAGAGGATCATGCCAGCGACATCGCCACCAGCGCCAAGAACAGCCGCGATTGCAGCTTCGATATTGTCGTCGATTGATGCTGCAACATATTCTACAGTCTGAAGTACAGCTGCGTCGAAGTGGTTGGTACCGATGACCGCGGAAGCCACGCCAGTTCTTGGGTTGATTCCGTGCATTGCCATGAGGTCAAGGCCTCTGGCTACTTTCTTTGCGAATCCATCGTTGAATGCTTTTAGGATGGCGATCTTATCTTCATCTGCAGCATATATGAATTCATCTGATACTCTTGCGCCATACTCGACCTTTATAGGTACGATGGTTCTTGGTGTAACGGTAACTCCGCCGTGGCTCTTTGCGCCGTTTTCAGCGACTACATCGATCTCGGAATCCATCGTGAAGGTAAATTCCTTCTGCCCGTTGAATGGGATTGGATCCTCTGAGACCATAACTGCAAGGGAAGATTTTCCCTTTACCTTGTTTACGAGGTCAGTTACGAGTTCAGGTGCGAATAGTGTTCCTTTTGATAATACTGGCATTTTTATTAGTCTCCTTTCAAATTAGAGAGTAGCGACTTGTACGGGTCATCTTTGCCTGCCGGCTCCGTTGATTTAAGTGGAGGGGCTGGCTGTCTTTTGTCGATTAGCTTTGACAGTGATTCTGCATCTTCTCGGAGTGTTTTCTCATTGTCGCCTGTAAGTCGGCCAGCTAGTTCATACGGGATACCCTTTTCATGGGCAATGCGCGCTTTCAGGCTCGCCATTTCGTAGGAAGTAACTTTACCGCTGAGCTCAGCGACGGTTTTGTCATAGTCTGCAGACTTTTTGGTTAAATCGTCATGGCTGGTTTTGAGTTCTCCGAGTTGCTTTTCATATGCTGTAGTTTTGCTCTTGAGTTCGTCAGCTTCTTTTTTAAATGATTCCTTTTCTCGTTTCAGACGATCTCCTATTGCCCTGTCAAAATCTTCTTGTGTTGTGATTGGTGTGAATTCCATAATGACTCCTTCCCCCGATTACCGCTCGGTATGCGTAATGTTTTATATAAAAACATACCTGAAATAGGCATGTTTTAATACCTTATTGATGAATTATCTAATAACTGGCTTATTTTCAATCGAGTATCCGATAATTCCAGTAAAACTGGCGTGTCTATTTGCTTGCGTTGATAGGCCAAAATAGTCAAATTCTGCCTTACCCTCCTCTATCTTGAGGTTGCTAACCTGGTTAAATCTAAATGTCTGTCCGCTTGCGTAAAATAAAATTAGATCCATTGTTATTCCTCCTAATACCTTATTTTTTGTATGATGATTGGTTTTGATTCTGAGCATGCCCAGTGTGCTAAGAGCACGCTGTCCATGAGCGCAATGTCGTAGTCTTCCAATTGGGACCGGTAGCCGAAGCCACCGTTGCTGCCTATGGTTCTCTTGTCGCAGTTTGTAACTACCTGCGATAATGACGGCTGCCCTCTATGGATGATGGTACCTTTGTATACTGATTTTTCAAAAGCTGAGTTGGCCATAATGATTTCTCTGACTGTGGGAAGCACCGGAGGCTTTAACCTGGCATCCTTCATTTCAGATGCTAAGAGTGCTTGTCCACCAGCTCCGTCAATTACTACACTTTGCACCTGGGCGCTGGTTAAAAATCTCAAAATCCAGTCATTGCCTTGTCTAATACTTTGACAGTCTATAGTCTCGATAAAAACTCGATCATCTTCAGTTTTTACTGCAATACTCATTGCAGCATTTGTCCCGTCATTGCCATACTTGATGCCTACAAAGAGTTTTCCGGCCAATTTAGGAAGCTTATCGATTCTAAGGCTGTCCCATTCTGTTTTGCTGATGGCTGATTTTTGATTATACTTCAGCCAAAGCCCTAAACGCTGGATGTTAAAGTCGATGATGTCAGTTCCGATTTCATCAGAAACGGATCTCTCTGTGAATTGAGTCCCCAGGGAGGGATTTGTTAAATACCATAGTTCAATATCCCAGGGGTCTGATTCATCTTCGACGGACCACTCTGCCCATCCGGTGTTTCGTGACTCCCCATAGAGTGCTGCCTTCCTCAATGCTGGGAAGATCGCACCACTGGATACGGGAGTGGGTGGAGTTCCACAAAATATCGTTTGTGGGTTCTTACTGTCTGTAACGACATATTTCAACGCGGATTCTTGATCTGATTCATATTCCTGCGCTTCGTCAATTACCAGGAGGTCGAATCCTTCTCCGAGTCCCCCAGTACCTGTTCTTGTTCTAAACTCTACTCTTCCACCAGTAGAAGACATATCAATTTTTTCCCGCCCTGTGGCTCTGAGAGCAGTGTATTCTATGCCTGCCTTATCAAGTATCCTTAGCAGACGTTCCCAAGCCGTGTGGCTTGTTGTGGTCCTATGTGCAGTGTGTAAAATCTGCTCACCTTTGTATAAACCATAAAGTTCTCTCATGGCCACGATTTCATTTTTACCATTTCGACGGGGGATGCTATAACCAAATTTAGTATGGACGAATAATCCCTTTGTATTTACAGCAAGGATATGTTTGAGAAGTGTAATCTGCCATTTATGAGCTTTACGCCCACTTTTTTGATAAATTTCAACGGCCTCTTTATAATGGCTTTTCCGATATGGGAGTATCAATGATTGTGTTGGGATCTGATTCCCTATACGTTTTTTCATCTAACCCCTCTTTTCTATCGCCACCTCTTACTGTGCACGTTTTGATTTCTCCCGTCTCCTGGAACATAATCTACAGAACAATAACAGTTATCATGACGTCGGTATACCTCATCAGGGACATTCGGATAAGCATAAGTTCCAGAAACTTCTCTGCACCAATCACACGCTCCACCAGAAGGGGTGCGCACGATAACAGGATTCAAGCCAGCTCTAAAATGCATATCCGCGTTTGCCTTAATTGTATTATCAATTATGGCTTGAGTGTAATTCACAACAGGCTGGTCGAGGATCCACGCTACTTTATCGTACTCGATTTCGTTTGAGACTCTATCGATAAGTCCCTTTATTCGGCTTTTATCAAGTGGTATCTTTATGGCTTTTATGCCGATGCCTCCTGCCTTATTTAGGTTTGTCTGGATTTGAGATGCAACTTTCGATACGAGATCATGATTGTACCCAAGTGTGGGGCTCAGTATCCGGTCAGCGATGTTATAATACATCCGTCCTTCTGGAAGCACAGCTGAAGAAAGATTGTTTCTAAAAGCATTTGCCAAAATCTGACCGACTTCCGCAGCATATTCATTGCCATCAACATAAGTGGCCGTGCCTGCATCTATAAGCTTTTTGATTCTGATTACGGTACTGTTCTTTGTCAGATTTTCCTGGAATTCTTTTTGTATGGCTTCCAAGAGCTCAGGCGCCACATCTACCATTATTCCGTCGCCCCCTTGATCCCAGTGATATCTCTCAACGTGTCTCCATTAAAGTACCCAGGGACTGCCTGGTTGATCTTTATTGCTCCATCTCCGACCATACCCAGAGTTGATGCATCCGGCTCGAATAGTGGTTCCCATTTAGGTGTAGTCTTGTAAAACTCTGACCTGGCATAAGGCTGGCCATCTCGCAAGCATACAGCCAGATAGCCTACGTTAAGGAATCCGGACCCGAAGTTTCGCTGTGCTTTTCGAGCGGCTACACGTAGGGTTTCATGGGATGCCTTGATGGCCTCCGCACTGGATGGATTGTCTGTGACGAATCCAAGATCATCCAGGGTTAAGCCGGTTTCACCAGCAAAGCCCGCAGCCGCTGTTCTTAACTGCTCAGTGAATGGAGACATTGACGGTGTGGAGAACTGTCCAACCTTGGGAGCCTCTCCGCCCTCATCCTTGGTGAACTGCAGCATGGAGGAGATTGTCGCTTTCCAGGTGTCCATGGGTTCGGCATCTTGGCTTAATCCCAGGACGTATTTCTGTGGGAAGCTGTAGAATTCTGCAGTGATATCCGCTCTCTCCAATGTGCGCTTGGCATATGCCTGGAAGTACATCCCAGCTCTGGTAATTCGGGACCTGCCGAACGGCCTCATGGCGTCTGGCCTGTGAATGATTGGCACTAGGAGAGGGAAGGGAGCACTGTTATCGAGGCTGCTAACCTTACCCTTCTCAACATAATCGGTTCTTCCTGGTACGAAGTATGCTTCAAGTGTTGGCTGATCGTTATCATTACGGCTCAGAACTGCATACCCTTCGGACAACAGACCTGTAATAGGATCGATAACACCAGTAGCATTAGCACCGTCAATGACCTGAAGTCTTGGAGTAGGTTCGTCCCCTGGCGAGATGTAGATGAAGCAGCATGAGGATATGAGTGCGGAGAGGATTGCGCTGTCGAATAAAGTGTCTGGATTGTTCATCTGGAAGATTTCATTGAACCCGAATTGATCATCAGAGAATTCGCGGAAGATAAGACGGTCCGCCATACTGTCTACGGCCTTTGCTGCCCACCCCAACGTTGCTCTATATTGAGCCCTAAGATCCGCAGGGATTGTCAATCCGAGATCCGCATCACGGTATTTCATGTCGTACTGCTTGTATCTTGACTGTACTCGGGCTCTTCGCTTATTAAGTTTCTTTCTTAGGTATTCTATGCCTTGTAGTTCTGCCATGGTTGCTCCTTTCGTGAGAAAATATGTATA